GAGAAAGATAAACAAGATTTATTAACTAACCTTACTGAAGCTGAGTACCATGCAGTAGTTACTACACTTAAGCTGTTTACTAAATATGAATTGTATGTAGGGAATGAGTATTGGACTAATCGTATCTGTAAGGCCTTTCAACGACCTGAGATTCAACGCATGGCTACGTGCTTCGCTAATGTAGAGCTAAATTCTCATGCGCCATTTTATGCGAAGATAAACATTGAATTAGGGTTATCTAATAAAGAGTTTTATGAGTCTTACGTAAACGATCCTGTATTAGTAGATCGGATGAATTTTATTCAATCTCTAGTAGATGATCCAGATCTACTTATTAGCATTGCTGGATTCTCAATGGTAGAAGGTTCAGTACTATATTCCAGCTTTGCTTTTCTAAAACACTTCCAATCTAATGGTAAAAACTTAATTCCTAACATTGTGCGTGGTATTAATATGTCAGCACGGGATGAGAACTTACACGCACTGGCTAGTGCTCAGCTATTTAGAACTCTGTTAGTAGAAACGTATCTTAAAAATCCACCTCAATATATCGAGGATAAAGTTATGCAACTAGCTCAAGTGGTGTACGAACATGAATCACGAATTATCGATATGTTATTCGAAAAAGGTCCTATTAAAGGTTGTAATAAAGAAGATCTACAGGAGTTTGTAAAAAGTCGTATTAATCTATGTCTCAATAACTTGGGATATAAATCTCTGTTTGATGTCACTAATAATCCTATAGCCGAATGGTTTTATATAGGAATTAATAACTACATGATGAATGATTTCTTCCAAGGTGTAGGAAGAGAGTATCGTCGTGGTTGGGATGCTTTAGGATTTGTATGGTGAGGTCTATGTACGAAGAATTAAGTAGAGAGCGTAAAGAACTGCAAAAAGCTGGTGAATGCCCACAGTTTTTCACCACTGCTGGTTGGCAACTATTCAAAGAAAAGTATTTATATCAAGCAGATACACCTCGACAGCAGTACCAGCGTATTGCGCGTACTCTAGCTAAGCATGCACGCAGTACGCCACCTAACTTTCCTTATAACAGTTGGGAAGAAGCATTTCTAGATTTATTAATGAGAGGTTGGTTATCACCATCTACACCTGTACTTGCTAACACAGGTACAAATCGAGGAATGCCAGTAGCCTGTTCTGGTAATGTAGTTCTAGACAATATTCAAGAAATTTATAAAGCAAAGCTAGAAGTAGCTACACTCACTAAATATGGGTTTGGTACAGCTAGTGATTTATCTCTAATATCTCCAAGAGGAACTATTAGTGCTAAAGGTGTTAAGTGTAGCGGTATAGTTCCGATTGTACAAGGTTTTGTACATGATATGAACTACATCTCACAAGGTTCCAACCGTCGTGGTTCATGGGCAGCCTATCTACCTATTACACACGGTGATTTCTATGAGTTAGCTAGTTACTTAGAAACTTCACCTGACTCATTAAACGTTGGTTGGATAATCACCAATGAGTTTATCAATAGACTAGATAATCGTGATCCAGAAGCTATTCGACGGTATCAAGAAGCTCTAAAAGTTAAAATGACTGTCGGTAAAGGCTACTTCTTCTTTATCGACAAAGCTAATGCTAAACGTCCTGAGTGGTATGTAAAACATAACTTAGACATCAAAGCTAGTCAGCTATGTACTGAGATTATGTTGTTCTCAGACAAAGACCACACGTATTCGTGTGTACTGTCTAGTATGAATGTCAGTCTATATGATGAGTGGAAAGACACTCAAGCACCATTTATTGCTACTGTATTCTTAGATTGTGTTGTATCTGAGTTTTTAGAGCAAGCTCAAGGTATACCGGAGTTAGATAAAATTATAAGATTTACTGAGAAAAGCAGAGCTTTAGGTTTGGGTATCTGTGGTCTGCATACATTGTTTCAGAAGCGGTGTTTAGCTTTTGAGAGTATGGAGGCTCATTTACTAAATCAAGCGATTGTTAAACAAATCCGTCAACAAGCGGAGCAAGCAACTCAGTGGATGGCTAGTGAATGGGGCGAGCCTGAGTGGTGCAAAGGCTTTAATCGCCGTAATACACACCTGTTAGCTATTGCCCCTACTAAATCTACTGCATTAATCATGGGGGGCATTAGTGAGGGAATTAACCCCGATCCAGCCATGGTTTACACACAGCAGACACCAGCAGGAGAAGTACAACGTATTAATCCCATATTGTTGGGAATAATGAAAGAGAGAGGTAGATATAATCAAAAAACTATTAATCGGATTTTAGAAAATTTTGGTAGTGTACAACAGGAGGAGTGGTTATCTGATAAAGAAAAAGCAGTATTTAAAAATGCTTTTGAGATTGACCAGAAAGTTATTATCCGGATGGCTTCAGCACGACAGACTTATGTTGAT